ATTAGTGGTACTACAGCACAGGTAGGTGTTTTAACTACAACAGCTACACAGGTAGCCACTGGTGGAATTACGAGTGGTTCAAATATAGTTTCAGACACAGATTCTACGGACGACCTTGGTACAACCAGCGTTCGATGGGCAAACTTATTTGTAGATGGTATTACAGCAACTGACCAGATTACAGCTACAGGATTTACAGGAACACTTGACGGTATTTTAGGTAGCGGAACTCCTGCTGCCGCAACAGTATCTTCCTTAACTTCAGGTGGCAATGTAGTTTCAGACACAGATTCTACGGACGACCTTGGAACAACGAGTGTTCGTTGGGCTAACTTATTTGTAGACGGTATTACAGCAACTGACCAAATTACAGCAACAGGATTTACTGGAACACTTGATGGAATTTTAGGAAGTGGTACGGCAGCGGCGGCAACTACTACTGCTCTCGCCTCTACTACTATTACTGCTAGCGGTATTGTAAAAACTGATGATACAACTAATGCGACTTCTACAACAGACGGATCATTACAAACTGACGGTGGTTTATCAGTAGCTCTCGATGCAGTTTTTGGTGATGACGTTAAATTATTAACTGATTCAGCAGTTCTTTCTTTCGGTGCTGGTTCAGACGCTACTTTAACACATACAAATGATGTTGGTCTTACATTAAACTCTACAAACAAATTAATGTTCAATGACGCCACTCAATTTATACAAGGTGCAAGTGGTACAGTATTAAATATTGCGGCAACAGATGAAGTAGATATAACTTCAACCTTAATTGATATCAACGGTAATGTTGAGATTAGTGGTACTACTGCTCAAGTCGGAGTGGCAACTTTTACTGCTAGAGATATCCATAGTGGTGGAATAACAGTAGCAGATGCTGGAAATATTGGTTCTGCTTCAGACCTAGATGCGATTGCAATTGGTGCTGATGGAGACGTTACATTAACTCAAGACCTAGAACTACAACATGATGGTGCGATACTATCTTTTGGTGCTAATGATGAGATAGCTTTAACACACGTACATGACACAGGATTACTCTTAACAGATTCTGGTGGTTCACCAACATTACAATTACATAACGCTAGTGAAGCTGTATCTTCAGATGGTAGTAAATTAATATTAACATCCAACGGTGTTGCGTTTAGTTTACCTACAGCGGATGGAGATGATGGGCAAGTAATGAAAACTAACGGCAGTGGTGTATTTTCATTTACAGATGTATCGGCCACAGCACTTGCTGCTGATAATATAAGTATTGGTGACGCTGCTGTATTGCTTTCAACATCATCTGGTAATATTGTAATTGATGCTGCAGCAAACGATTCAGATATTATATTTAAAGGAACAGATGGCAATGCGGATACTACTTTCTTAACTATTGATGGTTCTGCGGCAGGAGCTGCAACCTTTAATAATGATGTGACTGCTTTCTCTGATGAAAGACTAAAAGACAATATTGAAACAATACCAGATGCTTTAGATAAAGTATGCCAAATGCGTGGAGTAACCTTTAACAGAACTGATTTTGATGGTGAAAAACAAATGGGCGTTATAGCTCAAGAAGTTGAGAAGGTTATACCAGAAGTTGTAAGAGAAGATGATTCGGAAGATAAAATTAAATCAGTTGCTTATGGCAATATGGTTGGTGTTCTTATAGAAGCTATTAAAGAGTTAAAAGCTGAAGTAGATGAACTAAAAAATAGGAGTTAACTATGAATTTTGGTATTGTTGCTTTTTCACAATCTCCTTTTTCTACTCAACAGTTTGAAGTATTAGACGTTGCCGTAACAGGAACAGCTTTAGGTTTAAATCAAACAGCCGTTGTTACAGTAGGTCATGCTAATGTTAGTCTTACGGGTAGTGCTATGGCATTTTCTATCACGGAAGTTATTACGATAGCAGATGCTAATTTAACTCTCGAGACAAACTTATTAACAAGCAGTATTGGAATCACTAACGGCATAGGTTGGGCTACAGTTGATTCAGGTACTGCTCAAACATGGACTTCTGCCAGTACAGGCACTGCTCAAACATGGGTCCCTGTAGACGAGGTTGAAAAGGTTGCATAACGACCTTATAATGAATATAAACATACAAAGTAGGTAATCATGGCATCAACATTTTCAAGTGACTTAAAATTAGAACTAATGACAACAGGGGAGAACCCTGGGACATGGGGAGACAAAAGCAATAACAACCTTAATGTAGTCCAACAAGCGGTTGCGGGTTATGAAGAAGTAGCAGTAGCCTCTAGTGATGTCACTTTAGCAATGTCAAATGCCACAGTATCTAATGCTAGAAATATGAGTATTAAATTTACAGGAACTTTAGCAGCTAACAGAATTGTAAACATGCCTGCTTCAATAGAAAAATTTTTTAATATTATAGATGGTACAAATCATGCAGGTTATACTCTTACTTTTAAAGTAACTTCACAAACAGGTTTTTTACTATGTGAGGGCAATCATTATATCTGCCATTCCAACGGCACTGATATCATTAAAGATCAAGAAACTAGGTATTGGCGTGTTATAGCAGCAGCTGAAACAGTGCAGGCAGGGGCTCAAATATTAGTCGATACTTCTGGTGCAGCCAGAACAATTACTTTACCCGCATCACCTGCAGCCGGAGATGAGGTAACTTTCTTAGATTCAGAAAATACTTTCGATACAAATAATTTAACTGTAGGACGTAACAGTTCTAATATAAATGGTTTGGCAGCTAACTTAGTAGTGGCAAATGAAAGAGCCGCTTTTAGTTTAGTTTATTCTGGAGATGCCACTGTTGGTTGGCAATTTAAAAATAGAGATCAATCGTTACGCAGTGGTGCGAATATTCTTTTAGATTCTCCAGGCGATGTTATTTTAGATGCTGATGGAGGAAGTGTTAGGTTTAAAGATGGTGGTACGGAAGTTGGTATACTTAATGCTGGTTCAAGTAATTTTATAATACAATCAAGCGTAAGCGACAAAGACATTATTTTTAAAGGTCATGACGGTGGTTCTCTTATTACCGCACTAACGTTAGATATGTCAGCAGCAGGTGCGGCAACCTTTAACAATGATGTAACTGCGTTTTCTGATGAAAGATTAAAGTCAGACATAAAAACTATTGACAACGCTTTGGGTAAAGTAATGAATATGCGTGGTGTTACTTTTGATAGAGAAGGTAGACAAGGCACAGGTGTTATAGCTCAAGAAATGCAAAAAGTTATGCCTGAAGTAGTGCATGACGAAGGTTTATATATGTCAGTGGCTTACGGAAACCTGGTAGGTGTATTGATAGAAGCAATTAAAGAACTAGAAAAGAAAGTGGAGAAACTAGAAAATGGCAGTTAAAGATAGTGGTTCATCCTTAGCAATATCAGAAATCGTAACAGAGTTCGGTGATGACGCTGGTGGCTCTGATTCAATGTCAGAGTATTATGCTGGTGGTGATAACGTACCTTCAGGTGCAGCTGGTGAGTCTGGAAATATTCCAGGCAGCGGAACTATTTCAATGTCTCAATTTTACGGTAGTACAAACCGTATAGCCATTGCACTTCAAATATCTTCAACTACACAGAACTACAATATTTATGCCAGTAGAGGTAATACCTATCAATCTGGTATTTCTGATGTAACACTAACGGTTCAAGCTATTGTAGGTGCAGCCCAAGCAGGCGGGACTTATGCTATTGATTCAGGAAACCAATGGGCTTCAGGGGATACTCTTAAAATTATAAACAACAGCCAAATCGTAGGTGCTGGTGGTGGAGCTGGAGCTGGTGGTGCTGGCAGTAACGGTGGTGATGCAAATGCTGGTCAAGCTGGTCAAGCTGCAAGTAGTGCCATTAACTTAAATATTGACGCAACTATTCAAAACAACGGTGGAAACATCAGAGGTGGCGGTGGTGGCGGTGGTGGTGGTGGTAATGATGTATCTGCTTTCGAAGGTAAAGGCGGGGGTATAGTGCATACTGCTTCAGGTGGTGGTGGTGGTGGTGGAGCTGGTCAAAGCAACGGTGCTGCAGGTGCTGCTGGTGGAGCTGGTAGTGCTAATGGTAATGATCTAACAGGTACAGCAGGACAAGCAGGTAGTATAAGTGGGGCTGGATCTGGTGGAGCTGGAACTTCTGAGTCTCAATCTACCCAGTCTGGTGATGGCGGAGCTGGCGGTGCATTTGGGGCTGCGGGTACAGCAGGACAAGCAGGACAACAAGGTAACGCATATAAAGGTGCCGGCGGTGGCGGTGGAGCGGCGGGTAAAGCTATTAATTTAAACGGTAATTCTGTATCATACGAAGATGGTAGTGGAAACGTACAAGGAGCGGTATCATAATGAGTAACTTAGTTTTATACAGAGCGTGGATTCAAAATAAAAAAGTAGTGCATCGTACTTACTGGGCCGGAAGCGATGACGATGAAACAAAAAAAGTTAAAGATCAAATTTTAGCTAAGTTCCCTGATGAAACATGGCCGTTTGACCCAAATGTTTGGGGTGTAAAAATGGGTTCAAATAAATATAGCCTACACGGTTGTAGTTGTGCAGCAGACTATAAAGATAGTAATAAGATTCAAAACAGTATTTTACTTAACCACGACTTTATAAAGTATTTTTATGACCTTGATACAACAACAAAAACAATGGAAGTAGTTTATAAAGAAGGGGCTGTAATGCCTGTGGTAACAGTTCCAAGTAATCTAACCGTAAAGTATGTAGCTGATATGTGTAACGCTGCTTTTGAATTACAAGCCACACAAGCTATTTATGTAAGTGGTACTAATGACAATATTTGGTCTTGGGCTGAATCATTAAAATCAGATATAGTAATGCCTATTTCAAAAAATAAAAAATTAGCGCACGATGATGATATGTATAAATTTCAATTTAATAATGCAAAAGAATTAACAGAAGTAACTTTACTAGCACATCTTGAAAGATATCAAGTGTATGGTGAAGGCACTAATCTTTATACAGAATATACTGCTGATTACGCTAGTGAGTTAAGCAATTTAGCGGACACTGAAATAGTAGTTCCAAAATTAGATAACCACGGCAATCGTATTGCACAAACACAAAGTAAAGAAGATATTAAAGAATATGTAAAAGTTCCTAAATCTGACGGAAGTGGCGGTTATGATACAGTTCTTCTTAAAGATTTATAAAAAATTAAATATTGGATACGGCAGTTGTCATGTAACTGGAATAAATGAAATAAGATATATTTCAAGGTGGGGTATTTGGTCAACTCCAATAACAATATTATTCTCTAAAATACACCCCATTTCTTCTACAGTAGAAGCTATACCTAATACAAAAGAAAACGCTAGTGTTATTTACCACAGCCACCCATTTAGTTTTATATCTTTAATACTCAAAGGAACTTACATAGAGGAAATTAATGAAAATGGCAATATTATTTTTAAAAAACGAAAATGGTTTAATTTTGTAAGTAAAAATACTTTTCATAAAATAGATTGTGAAAAAGATGTGTGGACAATACAAGCTGGATTTGTCAAAACTAATAAAGTTCGTATTAAAATAGATAATAAAATATATGCTCATAAAAGAATATTTACTACAGGTGGTATAGATGACTGATGTAATTAAAGGGGTAGTACCTGAAATAAAACAGAATTGGAAAGTAAAAATAGGTAATCAGAAAAAAGAAGCTCCTTATCTTGCGATAGATAATTGGTATACACCTGAAGAAGAAGAACAAATATGGTATGAGCTTAATATGTTTTCTACACAACCTAATAAAAGTAAAGCTGATGATAAAGTAAGTCCAGTAGCTCGTGACCCTGGAGGTAAGGCTAGATCAAACGCATGGAGGTTTCATGTTTGGGATTACTACACTCAAGAGGGTTTAAAAATCTCTCCAATTCACAGATGCTTATATAAACAAAGAAGTAAATCTTTTCACGACTTAATGTTCGAAGCTATGCCTTTACATAAAAACAATTTTGTATGTACTAACAAAGACGCTACCTTTATTAGCTATTATGATAAAGCAAAGTACTACAAACCTCATAGTGATACTGTACAGTTTACTTGCCTTATATGGATGTACAAAGAACCAAAACAGTTTTTTGGTGGTAATTTAAAACTTACTGCTGCGGACACTACAATCGAATGTGTAAACAACAGAATGTTAATATTTCCAGGTTATTTAGAACATGAGGTCACAGAGATTAAATCTAAAGATGCTATTAAAATGGGTCATGGCAGATACTGTATTACGCATTTTTATAACTGGGAAAGTGCTTATCCTGGGTGAACGGTAAGCCCCTTATCTGGGTCTTTATAAGCTGCTACAATTGAATTATAATAACTAAAACAGGATTTATAAGCATATGGCATTAGTTAAAGTACCATTTAAACCAGGTTTTAATAAACAGATGACCCAGTCATCTGCGGAAAGCACATGGACGGATGGTGACTTTGTACGTTTTAGATACGGGGAGCCTGAAAAGATAGGTGGGTGGCAAAAACTAACTGCTAATACACTAGCGGGTGTGGCAAGAGATTTACATAATTGGACTGATTTAGACGGTAGTAAATATTTAGCGATTGCTACTAACAAGCTAATTGTTATCTATTATGGTGGAGCTTACTACGATGTAACGCCTTTACAAGCAGCTATTGCTAGTTGTACTTTAACAACAGTACAGACCTCAGCGACACTGACGGTTAATAAAGTAGGACATGGTTTAGCCGAAGGTGAGCTATTTACTTTTAGCAATATGACTATTCCGGGAAGCGGTACGGGTTTTGTTGCAGCGGACTTTACAACTAATACATTTGAAATTGTAACAAGAGCCACCGATTCTTTTACCGTAACTATGAGTAAGGTTGAGTCGGGTTCTGGTGTAACAGGTGCTACAGGTTGTACTATAAACCCTTATATAAAGCCTGGGTCGGCAATAGCTGTCCCAGGTTATGGTTTTGGTGTAGCTCAATGGGGTGGTGAAACTATATCTTTAACTAAAAACGATTTAAATGGATTGTTAGCTGACACAGCTGCTGGAACAGGTGATTCTGGAACAACTGTAACTCTTACATCAGCTTCTGGGTTTTCTACAGCAGGGCATATTTTAGTTGGGTCTGAATTAATTACTTACACAGGTATATCAGGTCAAGGTTTAACAGGTGCTGTAAGAGGAGCTTTAGGTTCAACGAGAACAGCCCATGCTGATGAAGCAGTCGTAACTGACGCAACTAATTTTGTTGCTTGGGGAAATGCAGCATCAACTACGGATGTGACGCTGGTACCTGCTAACTGGTCATTGGATAACTTTGGTACAATTTTAATAGCTACTTTAAAAAACGGGAAAACATTTGAATGGAATCCAGCTAATGGCCTTGATACAAGAGCTTCTGCTTCAACTACGAATCCGACTAAAAGTGTTATGTCATTAGTCTCTGGTCGAGATAGGCATCTTATTCACTTAGGTACAGAAACAACAATAGGCAATACCTCAACACAAGATAATATGTTTATAAGATTTAGTGACCAAGAAGATCGAACAGACTACACCCCTGTATCCACTAACACAGCAGGTACGTTTAGGTTAGATTCAGGCAGTAAAATTGTTGGTGCTTTACGAGCAAAAGATTATATTTTTATATTAACCGATACTTCTGCTTATACGATGCAGTTTGTAGGACCTCCGTTTACTTTTAACATACAACAAGTAGG